CTCTACCTTTCATTGCACACATGAGGACATTATCATATTCCAAATCAAAATGTAAAATATTAGATACCTGATCGCCAATATCATTAACTTCAATCAATAACCAAGCATCATTGTATCCTTTTGCGACTTCATATATGATACTTGGAAATAACATTGGTTTTATTTCATTGTTTCTATATTTTGCTACAACTTTATATGGAAAGTTAGTTATATCAAAAACAATAAATGCAGAGTAATCATTTCCAAGTCCACGAGCAACATCGACGGTCATTAGATAATTATGTTCTTCTTTTGGATTTTCATAAACATCCAATCCAGCGTTTCGTTTAATTGGATCATCATATACAAGATTTCGAAGTTTTGCTGGATTGATAAGTGTATTGACAGATCCTAAGAATTCGCATTCAAACTCAACTTTGAATTGTTGTTCGGAAGTGTTAGCAATTGTTTGCTCTTTCCAATGATCGTCTCTTCCAGGAACTTCAGACCAGTGAACGTCTGTAGGTACATATCCATTCTTATTGCGCTCAGCATCGTGCCACATGCGGTAGAAGTGATTCATACCACGTGGTGTTGAGACTATAATAACTTTAGTGCTCTGTCCAGAAGAAATGGTAGGATAAACAGATGCAAAGAAGTCATCAGCAATATGGTTCGGAATGAAAGCAAACTCGTCCAAAAATATAATATTATATGATCCTCCACGAACTGCAGAGGCGCTTGTAGAAGCGGCGACAATTTTTGACCCATTCTCCAGTTCTAAACTACCTCTGTTCCACTGGAGAACCCCTTGCTGCATCCATTTAGGTAGATTCTCATATGCAAGTTGTAATCTTTGAAGAAGATCCCTAGCAGTGGATGCTTTGTTTGCCAGAATTGCAATATTTACATTATCATTGAAAACTGCATAATGTAAAAGATATGAAACGCAAGTTGTAGATTTGCCTGTTTGTCGAGGCATCTTGCAGATATTAAATCTATTCTCGTGGAATCTAGAAATTAATTTTTCTTGAAATGGATATAGTTTGAATGGAACAAGTCCATGATCCAGAGAGACAATTTTAATATAATTGCGAGCAAAATAAACAGGATCTTCTTTACACTTTAAAAATTCAATAATCTGCTCTTGGGTCCATTGAATTGGTGTATTTGCTCTCTTTAAATTTGGATTTGAAAGATAAGCATCAGTATTTTTAAGTTGAATATCTTGGATTGGCATAATTAATTAATAAATCTCCCTCCACTGAAGAGCAGCAGCGACGTTAGCAGTAGCGTTACCTGTAGTAGTAATGGTTCTTACAACAAGCACATAAATTTCAGAGTTTGATGAATCTATATTTTGAACAATAATGTTCTTCTTTGCCTGACTTAATGTTCCAGAAGCAACTGGTGAAAGTGAGTTTTGTGATGATCCAGAAGGAACATAACCAGATGCAAAAACATCACCATTAAAATAAGTTGTGGCATTAATACAAAACTCAACACCACTATTATCAGAAGCAGAAGTCCAAGTTAAAGTTCCCGCATTACTCAAATAAGCAGAACTTGGAAGTTTTATAACTTTATAAACAATACTATTTGTTTCGCAGAATAATGAAATATTATTCAATTTAACTGATATTCTATTTGGATATCCCTGAAAAATATTTTTGAGACGAATGGCAACCAAAGGAAGTTCTGTCCCTGCTGGTGTTGGTGTGGTTCTTGTAGTGGTCATTGTATAAGCAAAGTCAATACCACTTTCTACATATCCACCTTCCGACATCACAGAAGAACAAATCTGATCAAATGATGCTCCAATACCGACACCAGTATTTCGGAGTTCGCAACGAACTGGTAGGTTTGGATTTGCAATATAAACTGTGCTCTGATAGTTAGAATGGTTGAATTCATGTGCGGTGATGAGTTGTCCATTATGGGCAAATCCACAACGAACTCTACCAACACCTAACCACTGAAAATCTATAAATGCAAGTTGAGTTTTTGTAATATCTAAATTGAACCCAGAAGTTCCCGTTCCATCACATTTATCTCTGTTCCATTGTGATTGGGGAATTCTTGTTTCTGTTGCAATTCCACTTACAAAAGTTCTGATTACCCAATTGTTTGTTCCAATACCAGCATTTATTCCATCGGAAGTATTAAGACCAACCTGTTCAAAATAAATTCCATCTCTATCATCAAAGTATCCAGTTCTTTTAGTTGCATTTCGTTGAGGTGCATAGAAGTTAAAAGAACTATAAATTAATTGTCCCTTTCCTGGTTGATAGTGGTGATAAAACTTTGTTTGATGAACACTAAACGCTGTTGTTGCAATCCCAGTTTGCAATCTTGCACATGCTTGGTTTTGTAAAAATGTTACTGTTGAACCCGTACCAGAAACACTATCCAAAAAGTTTGGGTCAATAGCATAAAGGTGCTTATAATCACCAAGAGTAAAAGGTTCAGAAACTCTACTTCTACCAAATGCATCAACGGCATTTGTATCTGGATTAATAGTTACAACAGTTTCTGATGAAATGCCTACAGTTCCAGTAACTGGAAAGGGGTTATCGAGTGTAACAACCTCGCCATTTTTATTGGCAATCATATTGACTTCAAAAAGAGTTCTTTCTTGATTTAGAAAGTCCTGATCATTTTTATTAAATTGTGCCATTATCACTCACCCCACGATAATCTTTCTGGTCTGTATCTTTCTGCGTTCTTTACTTTAATCGAAGTAGACTCTGTTGGATACACATTGTGAACGATTGCTCCGGGATATTCTCCTTGAAGTTGTTCAGCAAGTTCATTTTTACCCATCAGTTTACCTTCAACTTCCATACGATAAAGTCTTCCTTGCCAAACTACATCAGCAAGAAAAGACTCTTTGGTAGTTTCTGGTTGTGATGCATTCATATAGAGATTTCCATTGAAATCTCCAGAAATATTGATACTTTCTGAAATAAATTGTTGAAATGATTTCATTACTTATCTCTTTCTTTTAAATACTCTATTGCTGCCTGTAAAGTATTTATATTATCCTTAAAATTTCCTAAACCTCTATTACAATGATGGCATAACATTCCACGAAATTTTCCACTACTATGGTTATGATCCATTACTAGTGCGTATATTTTCCCAACGTGAATATTATTTCTAGATCCTGCAATTTCATTACCCCCACATATATCGCATTTTTCTTGTTTTTTTAATTCTTTAACTTCATTATCAGAAAGTTGTCCTCTAAATTTTCCTCTGCATATTTCTGCCCTATAAGTTGCCCTACATTTTCTACACCAACTATCCAAACCATCTTTACATTTATTATGTGGGGGAAAATTTATAGTATCTCTAGACTTTTCTTCTTTACATCTAGTGCAAATTTTAGTATTCATACCTTTTTCATTACTCTATAATTATTTATGTAATGAAAAAGGTATGAATTAACACTTCCATCTTCTTCTTGCTTTACAAATAGGTTTATCTGGTGTTTTTGAGCAATCTATATTGTGCATATCTTGCTGTCCTTTAGAACGTCTGCAAAAACTCTTACGACGATTTGCTCTCTTACCTTTTGGATTCTTTTCAGTTACTGCAGTCTGAAGTTTGGAACCCGGATTCTCACGACGATATGCATTAACTGCTTTTTGACTCAGACCGTCAGTTTTATCTTTACGATTGACTTTTTGCCAATCCTCACTCAAACCCATTTCCTCTTTCCAATTCGAATAATCTTCTTTTTGTTGCTTCTTAGGACTAGTCAATAAACCATAAATGCCACCCGCAATTGCCAATGGAATTGCAACTCTAGGATTTTTTACTTTTGATAATGTTTTTAAAAGTGATGGTTTTGCTGCAGTTTTTGCTGCTCTTTTTGCTTGTGCCGCTGCTACATTTTGTGATCCCTGTCTACGTGCCGCAGTCATCCGATCTTGTGCTCTAGGATCTCTAAGATTTTGACCTCTATTCTGTGTTGCTGGTGATTTGGGTACACTAGGTAATTGTGATCCAGAACCTACTGGTTTTGGTGTTGCTGATTTTGCCTGTTTTCTCATTGCGTCAATTTTTTCTGCAGCACCAGGATTTGATTTTTTAAGTTTTTCAATTTGATCTGGAGTCATATTTTTTAATTTATCTTCCCACTTTTCCAAGATAATTAATTCTTCTCTCCAGTTGGAAAACTGTTCATTTTTCACACAACGATTATAAGTTTTTCCGAACAATTTCTGGGTGCCTTTTTTCTCATATCCTGGCCAACACTTTTTCGCCTCATCAACATTATGCTCTCCACTATCCACATAGTCTGCTGCACTATCCAGATAATCTGCTGCCTTTGTAATTTTTGACTGAACCCATGCTTCAATATTACCTTCACCCTTCATTTTTTTACGAAGTCTTTTTGCTGCTGCAATAATTGTAGAAAGTTCTGAGCGAGCCATAGAATATTCATGATCATATCCTTCTGGCATATTTCCAGGATGTGGAGTATTAGGTGTATATTTTTTGCCTAGAGAAATAGGCATAGAATATGTATCCCAATATCTGGTTCCATATTTGCACTCACTGCGGGATTCATTTTTTTCGCATTTTGGGCAATATCTGATCATTTCTACTGCTTCCGATTTTGTTCCCCAACTTGAGGCACCAACTTTACGACATTTAACCAGTGCTCCAGATGCATATGCACTTGGCCAAACTTTATATCTTGATTTTACTTTGTGATAACATGCATCCTTCTTCTCATCAATTATTTCACCTTCCAATTCAAATGAATTTTTTTCAAGAGATTGAATTGCACTATTTGTAGCATCTCTTCTTTTCTTTATTCTATCTACTAGAGTACCCGATCCAGTTGCTGGAGAGTCAATTGCTTTATCGACTGCAGGTTTGCCATACTTTTTCATAAGATATGGAACTGCTGCAGCACCTGCCGCAAGTGCAACTTTTCCCCATAGTTCATCAAGTTGCTGTCCATCTGGTTGGTAAGATGCTTTTATCATTTTTGCTTTACCTGTTCTATTTGGATTGGGATCTTCTTTACGTTTTTTTGTAGTTCTTCTTTTCTTTTCCGCAGTGCTCATTGCGGCAGCATCATCAGCATCACGACAAAATGGTTTTGTTTTTTGTCCCGGTTGTTTAGCACAAGGTTTTCCCTTATATTTTCCTGCTACTTGTATCCATCCACCACCTTTAAACCAATCACGAAGAGAATAATCTGGATCTCCTGCTCCCTTATTATCTCTTCTACCTTCTAAAATAGAATCAAATTCTTCTTTTACATCTTTAAATTTTTTGTGCTCTTTTTTAGCAGAGGATTCCATTTTTTTCAAACGAGTATAATAATCTGGAATTTCATCAAGATGTTGAAGAGCAATATCAGTTGCAAGATCTTTATCTTTAGTGTGCTCATGTTCTATGGGAATTCCCATTTTAAGTTGATTCTTTACAAAAGAAACTTCAAGACGATGTTTCTTTGCAATTTGTTCAACTGTTTTATGGGACTTTATTTCATGCATTTCGTTAAAGGGAGACTTGGATTTTGTTTTTTCACCTTTCTGTCTTTTTTTGCGAGCAGCACAATGAGATTTCTGAGAAAATCCTTGAGGATTATCACAATCAATTGATCTTTTATATTTGTCAGACCAACTCATTAGAATGTACGTTTACTCTTTATTATTTAGAAAACCTTGTTTGAGTAACTTTGATAATTCTGAAGTAGATCCAACAAAAATCGCATTATTCATCGTATTATTTGTTGTTTTGACATTATCTTCCTCAACTTCTTTAAGTTTTTTCTGAAGATCTATCAATTTATCTGTGACATCACCGACATTTTTAATCAATTGTCCCGCAACTTCATATGCTCTTGGACTGCCACCTTCTCCCGCCAACTCCATAATCCCATCAATTGCTTCTTGCCCCTTTTCAATTAATGAATATAAATTTGCACGAGTATATTCATAATCTTTTTTAATATCATTCGTGTTTGTATTAGGAGAAGTTAATTCGGATTTTACTTCTTTTTTTGTCTCAACAATACTACTTTCAACATTTAAAGCAATATCTAAACTTTCATAATTGTCTTTCATGATTTATTAAATATCCTTTTGTTGAGTTGGACTATAGGTTTTAGAATCTCCAAAAGATATCCATTCCTCATCAAATCCAAAATCATCTCCCGGTTGTGCAGTAATAGGATCTGGTTGTACTGTATATCTCATTTCTCTCTTGGCAGTTGAAGTATTTGTATCAGTATACATATCAACTTGAACTTTTCTGATAAGTCCATCTGTAGAATCCGCAATAGGACCAAACAGATATGTTTTGACTGTAAAATTAAAAGTATAAATTAGCACTCTTCTTGTTGAAAAATCACCTTCATAATCATCGGTGAATGTTACACTATCTAAAATAACTGGAGTATCTCTCTTTTCTCCAATAGAATCTATTAAGTCAACTGTCAAATTAAATGATGGTTGAAAAAATGGTAAAATTTGTTCTACGACTTGTAAAGCATCATCTTGTAATTTTGATATTAAATTTAATTGAAACCCAATGTTATAAGGAACTGGTAAAAATACTTTTTTTATATTAGATCCTGAAACTGCACTAAATGTTTGGGTAATATTTGCCTTTCTTGTTGGATCATATTGAA